TTATAAAGCTAAGAACTTTTTAAATCTTTCTCTTACTGCTTCTTCTCCCATAATTTGCATTATTGTATAAAGGTCTGGAGTGTTCGCTCTGTGAGTTAAAGCTGCTCTTACAGCACCTGCAACATCAGAAACCATTCCTTTATATTCTTCTGGGTTCTTTTTATATTTCTTTCTATCAGTAGCATATCCTAATTCTACAGCAACTTCTTTTAAATCTGAGAACCAAGTATCCTTATCTGTATTAAAGTTATATGCTTTTTCGTAAGCTTCTATTATTCTCTTAGCTTCTTCTAATTCTAAAGTTTTTGGTAATTCAACATCATTAGCTGTTTCCTTATCAAATAACTCATCAAAGAAGTAGAATATTTTTTCTCTAACTTCATCCCATTTAGCAAAGTCTTTTCTTGGCTTTGGACCTTCTTTATCTATATTGAATACTTCTTTCATCATAGCTTCTTTAGAAGTAACTAAATCATACATTTCTTTATCATACTCTTTAGCCCAGTTTGTATATAAATCATAAACAACTTCTGGTTTCATTTTACAGATAACATCTTTACTTACATCATTTAATTTAACTAAATCAAATAAAGCTCCACTCTTACTCATTTTATCTAGTTCAACTTTGTAATCATGATAATCAGCATCTGGATTTTCTGCTCTCCACTCTTCGAAAGCTGAGTTTATTATATTTAAAAGATATTCAATAACTGATTGAGATGGATATCCTTTTTCACTGTAATAACTTACTGCACTTTCTGGATCTTTTCTCTTTGATAATTTTCTTTTTGAACTTCCATCCATTTTCATTATTGTTGGAATATGAGCATATTTAGGTGCTTCTACTCCTAAAACTTCAAACATTTGAAGATGTATTGGAAGTGATGATAACCATTCTTCTCCTCTTATGACATGAGTAGTTCTCATTAATGTATCATCTATTGCATGAGCAAAGTGATAAGTTGGAAGGCCATCACCTTTTATTATTACTACATCTTGAAGATTTTCTGGGAATGAAACCTCTCCTTTTATCATGTCATGAGCGACAACTCTCTTTTCAGGATTTCCAGGTGACTTCATTCTTATAACATAACTTTCACCAACTTCAATTCTCTTTATAGCCTCTTCTGGTGATAAATCTCTATATTTAGCAAACTCTCCATAACATCCTGGAGTTAATTTTTCTGCAATTTGTTTTTCTCTTAAAGCTTCTAATTCTTCTGAAGTCATAAAGCATGGGTAAGCTAATCCCTTTCTTAAAAGATCCTTAACAAAAGCTCTGTATATATCAGCTCTTTGACTTTGTTTATATGGTGCATAAGCTCCCTTTTCTGAGTTTTCACCAGTTATTCCTTCATCAAAATCCATTCCGAAGTTATGCATAGTTTTTATAGTATCATCTATAGCACCTTCAACTTCTCTCTTTTGATCAGTATCTTCTATTCTTAAGTAGAATATTCCACCACTTTGGTGAGCTAATCTTTCATTTATTAATGAAGCAAAAACTCCTCCTATATGTTGAAATCCAGTTGGACTTGGTGCATATCTTAATACTTTAGCCCCTTCTTTTAAATCTCTCTTTGGATATTTTTCAAAATAATATTCCGGTGTTTTGTCTATGTTTGGGAATATTAAATTAGCTAAATTTTCATAACTCATTCTTTTCACTTTCCTTTCTAAATTTATGTAATAAAAAAAGTCCCTCGTCCTAAAAATTAGGACGAAAGACTTAACTTCCGCGTTACCACCTAAATTAGTTAGCTAAGCTAACTCACTCATAATTACTTAAGGGAATTACCCCTAGACCTACTCCTTAAAATTTAAGATTTTCAGTCTAAGCTCCGAAGCTTCTTTCTATAAGATTACTTTTTAGGCTCTCACCCTCCCTAAATCGCTTTAAAATAATTACTTATGTACTCTTCTTCATCATAGCAATAAAATATTTCATTTTAAATAACAAACTCTATTATATCAGATTCTTTAAAGTTGTAAACAAAAATATTACCATTATGAAATATAATTATTTCATAAATTATTATATCATAAATAACCTGCTACTATTATTTAGTATATTTCACTTCTTTTAAAATACCCTTATTAAAATTATTGATATTTAACTTTTATCTTTATATATTTTTATATTTAGACATAATGGATAAGCTTATAATGTATTTATTATAAAATTAATATAATAAGTATCTTTACTAAAAACTCATTTATATTATTTTGTTAGCTTTATATTATTATGTTAATTTGTTAAAAATTTTATATTGTAACTAAAGTATCATATTATAACATTCATAAAATTAATAGATGCCTTATCTTATATTCGCCTTATTTTTTATAGATTGCTGTACAAATTCCTTCCAAATTCTAAGATTCTCTTTATCCTTTAAAAGTTTATATCTAATATTTTCATCTTGAGAAGAAACACTACATATATTACTTCTAATAATCCAAGCCTTTAATAAAAAGCTTAATTCCTTAGAATAATCCTCAATTTCCTTTGTTAAATAAGAATTATACATGTTAATATTTCTAAGGCTTATGATTTCCTCAATATTTTTGTTATATGTCCTAAGATCATCTTTAATATAATTTTCTTCTTCTCCTAAAAACCATGTCCACAAAATATACTCATATTCCTGTAAGTTACAAATAACCTCTTTGTCATCTAAATGTTCTTTTAAATCCCATAGAGGAATTATACTATTTCCAAATAAATATTTAGATGCAAAGCTATCACACCTAAAACCTAATAGATTATAAAAAAGATTTTGCATAGAAAAACTCTTCTCTTTGTTATTAATTAAATATTCTATTATTTTATTTTTATTGCCACATGAATTATTTAAAGTTTCTATAAAATATACTAATAAGGGAGCCTTTGTATAATGTAAAAACTCTATTTTACCATGACTTCTTATGCTTCCTTCTTCCATAGGAATTATTCTAAATCTGCTTGGCTCTTTTAAAGTCATGTATAAATATCTAGTATATAAATTTGCCATTTCCTTTTTAAACTTTATATCTAGTCTTTCTTTTAATCCCTCTTCTAAGGATTCTAAAGCTAAGTTTTCATAATAAGTAGCTAAACCCTCTGTTAACCAAAGATTTGGAGGAAGATGATAAACTCTTGATTTTAAAAGATCATCCATAAAAGCATGAAAAATTCTATGGGATAATAATTGCCAATCTCTCTTTTTATTCATATCAAAAGTAGCACTTATAACATTTTTTCCACTTCCGCCTAATATATAAGAGTTCTCCTTTTTGCTATTTCTAAGTAAAACTATATTCAAATCTTTCTTATTTAGAGAATCTATTTTAAATAAATTATAATAATAATCACAAATAGACTTTATATTTCTTACAAGCTCTTCCTTACTACTGTCATTTAAAAATGTATTTTCAATACTACTATATAAATGTACTTCTCCATATTCTTTCTTTAAAACTATTTCTTTAAAAAAGCCAAAGGTATATGAAGACTTCATTATTTCATATAGGTCACTCCAAGTCCCCCCTACACACTTTGACTTAAAATCACCTTCCTTAAAAGGTATTATACTTTTATAATCCTTTTCACTATAGACTTCACTCTTTATATCTTCTATAAGATTGGTAAAATCTATTTCTAGGATGCAATTTAACCTTAGATCATCATTCATTGTAAGCATTTCAACTGGTAATAGAAGTATTTGTTCACCCATAAAACTTATTAAATCCTCTCCTATTTCTCCACCTTTTCCATGCTTCCCTAAACTGCCTATTAAAACATCATATTCTAAAATCAAATCACTACTTTTATTATTAATATATATAAAGTTTGAATCGCAATAAAACTCCTCTTTACACTTTATATTGTTTATTTTTGTTTTACCCCTATAAAGCTGAATTTCTCTTAAATTAACATCTTTAATCTTAAGCCTTATATTTAGTCCCTCTTCTGTATTTAAACTTTTCCTAACTAAAAATTTAATATCTCCATATTCCATTTATACTCTCCTAATCTAAGTCTCTGTACTTCTAATAACTTCTCCAGATTTATTTATATATAATTTTTCTAAAGGTTCAAAAATCCCTTCTTTTTTCAAAGTATTAGAGTATATATTAACTCCATAATAAATCTCACTATTAATTTCTTTTTCTCCCCATATGTCTACATCTAAATCTTTATTATTTAATTTTGCTTCATAATTCCTTGCAATATTCTCTAACTCCATAATATCATTATTGCTTATATTCAAATTTGTTATGAGACCCTCTATTCCACTTAAAGGTTCCCCATTTTCGCCCTTTAAAACATTTCCCTTTTTATTTATAAGAACTCTATCTACCACTCCCGTTAAATCATCACCTTTTACACTTTTAGAATATAAGGTTATCTGATAATATCTTTCCTTTCCTATTTCTTTAAATCCATCTATATTAGCGCCTAAATCTAAGAAAGTAGTCCTTTCCCTATATTTTAAAGCATAATTTTCTATTAACTTTTTTTCTTCATTAGTTAGAGGGGCTTTTTCACCAACATAATACAAATCTTTATACGACTCCTTATCTAAGGAAATATTTGTAGCATTGTTTAAATCAACTTCTTTTTCTAAAAAAGTACTTCCATAAATTAATCCTTCACTTAAGAATAAAGTAGAAACTAAAATACTTACTATTAAAAACTCTTTCATTCTCTACACTCCAATCAACTTTATCTTAAGTATATTATTTACAAAAGTTCTATTTATTAATCACCTTATAATGTAGTTTCATTTAATCCTAATATTATCTAAGGAAAAATTAAAGTTAAATTCAAATTAACTATTTTAGTTTTATTAATTTTAATATTAGCTAATCCTTAATTCAAGTAAAAAAATTATTAATTATGTAGTTCATATCTTATATTTTTAAGTGAAATATATAAATAGTTAGATAATAATCTAAAAAAAGTCACCTAAAAGTATTTTTCACTTTTAGATGACTCAAATTTGTTAATGATTTTTCTTATTTTACCTTGTTAAATATAAATACATTAGTTTTATAGTGTTCTCTAAAGCATCATAGTGAGTTCTCTCCATACCATGCGAAGCGTGAACTCCAGGTGTAATTAAATACAATACCCATATTTTATTTTCTATATTCTAATACATCTTCTATATTGGTAAATTGATTAAATAGCTGATAATCTTCTAAAACTTTAAAGTCTTTAAATCTAATATTCTTTACATAACTAACTTCCTTTCCTTTTTTAATATCAATAATTTTATCTACTTCTATTTTAAAAACTCTATCAAATATTTTTTCTGGCTTATTTGAATCTAAAATTTCTTCATATTCATCTAAAAATCTTTTTGCTTCTTTTTTTAACTCAAGTAATTTAATTCTATAATTTTCCTTATCATTATATCTCTTTAATTCATTTTCTAGTTTATCTATCTTGTTTTTTAATATATTATTTCTTTTTTCAAATGTATTTTTATCTATTAATGAATCCATATATAAATCTAACAACTTTGAACTCTTTTCCTTAAATTCTTTTAAATTTCTTTTTATTGGCTCTGTATTTTCTAGTTGTAACTTGTTTAATTCGCCTTCTAACCTTACTTCTAATCCATTCTTAATTGCCTTTAAACCATAAGGACTCTTTAGGTAATTAATTATTTTATTTTCTCTCATGGTAGGCATATCACACTTCTTAGGATATTTTGAATGCGTTCCACATATCCAATACCCTCTATCCTTATAATGAAAGTTTTTCCCACAATTAGTACAAAGAATCTTACTACTTAAAGAATGAGTTTTATTATTTACTCCAATCTTATTTCTAGTATTCTTACTTCCTTCAACGATTCTACTCCTACTTCTTCTTATGTCTTGAACTTTCCAGAATAACTCTTCTGTTATGATTGGCTCTATTTTATCTGTTTTAACTATTTCTAACTTTGAGAAATCCCAACCATATTCTTTTATTCCATAAGCCATAAATCCAGCATATTTGATATTTTTTAATAAAGTTGTTATTGTACTTGTAGATAAATTGTACTTTTCCGCCAATTTTCTGATAGCAAGATTCTCATATACATAGTCTTCAAATATTGATTTAACCATATCTGAATCTTTATTTTTAACTAAAGTACCTTCTTTTGATTTATCATAGCCAATTAACCGTCCATTTGTTAATATATAACCTTCTTTTTTTCTCTTATCCATTGCACTTTTTACTTTTTGCGAAATTGTTTGACTATAATTTTCATCCAAAACGAATAGCATATCCAATGTTAAAGACAAATCTTTAGAGTCAGAAAACTTACTAAGATCATCAAACCAAAGTTTCACATTTTTCTTATGTAAAGCCTCTACTATCTGTTTAACTTGTACGACATTTCTTCCCCACCTACTTGTATTACTAACTATAATACAATCATATAATGGCGGTTTATCATTTAGTGTAAAAATAGCTTGTTTTTGTACAGAAGTTACTTCTATACCACAATCATTTAGTAGTTTTATTTGTTCTGGTCTTTTTAAAATATCTCTTCCTGAAACTTCTTCTGAATAAATTTTATCTATTTTAAAATTGTTATTTTTATATCTAGCTTGTAATTCCAAACTATCTTTTTGCTCTGTTGTTGAAGTTCTAACATATAAAGCACATTTTAACTTTTGTATATTTTCTAACATCTAGTTAAACCTCCATATTAATTATAAAAAAATAATATCACAATTTATAGTTTTTTAACAGCCTTTCTCTAAATTGTGATATGTTATTTCATAACCTAAATTATCTATTATATTAATTATGTTATCTGCCATATTATTCACTATCTCATTTTCAACATTATCATTATAGCTATTTTCTAAAGTTTTTCTACAGTATTTATATATTTCCTCTATTCCTATTATTGTTATGTAATTATATTTTTCCTTTACCTTTTTATCATTTAATTGTTCTAAATATAATAATAAACTATTATAGCTATTTATATTTAGTGTTACCTTTTTATCATTATCTATATTATTTAAAATAAAAACCAAATCCCTCATTTACCTACTCCTTTATACCTAAAAATCGAAAAAAATAGACAAAGTAAAATAAATTACCTTGTCTATCTATGTAATAAAAACTACATTTTATTTATGTTTTTTTTAATATCTTCAACATCATTTTTAATGTCTACAATATCTTCTTTTATATCTTGTACAACATTAAAGTTTTCGGTCAAAGAATCTATAACTCCATAAAGTTTATCTTCTCTTTGTTTACTTTCTTTTCTAGTGTCCCAAAGTAACCAAATAAACAAAGCAGCAAATATACCTTGTGTTGCTATTAATTTAAAAAATTCTTGCTCCATGTAAAACCTCCAGTAGTCTTTTTTTACCATTAAGGCTTTATCTTATGTTAATATGTTGTATTATCCGAATTGCTTTAAAAACTCTTCAGATAGTGATGATTTTGAGATAAATATGTCATCTAACTCATTAACTGTATTTGCACCTAATCCTTGTCCACAAACCATAGTTCCGCACTTGAATGTCCCACATATCGCTTGCTTAACTTCTGGCTTAATAGGTGTATCTCCCACTTTGATCAAAATCCAACTTATTGCATCATTTAGTTTTAAGTTAGGTAAGGTTATTGTGGTTGTTCCAGATATACTATCTTCAGATATTGAATAGTTAATATCTTTTTCTAAATACAAGTTATTAACATGAATCATTAATAAATTATTTGTAGATATGGTGTTTTGAATAACAAAAGAAGTCTGATTTTCAGTAGCTAAAAACTGCCCTTTATCTATACTTACATTAACCCTACCTGAACCGCCTTGAGGTTTCTTAAAAATTATTCCCATATATTCACCACTTCCTATTTTGGTATGTATAGTTTATTAAGCATACTATCTATAAACACCTTGTTATTTAAATTTTCTTTTATAGTATATTTAAACAATCCATTTTCTTTAGCTATTGCAGTAGCATCCATTTGTACAGTTTTAAAGTTTATTTCTTTATTCTTTGTAGATCCACTTATATTATTTGTATGTATTCTGCAATTATAAAGTATTAAAACTTCTCGTAAATTTTTATTGTCCGTTCTAACTAGCATTATGGCAAAATTATGTTTATTAGAATTTACTTTTGTAGCATATCCACCATTCTCATCTAATGTAGACCCTTCTAATTTAGCTGCAATTTCTATTGGAATGTTAACAAAATCTAAGTTAATACTTGCATCTACTATCTTATCTTTAATTGTTTTACTTATATTTTTTCCCATAGTTATTTGCTCTGTTACCCTATTTATTGTTAAATTAAATTCTCTACTACCACTTAATTTTATAAGTTCACCATAAGAGTCACCTAAATCTTCTGATATATAAATACTCTCCAAACCAGTTACAACATTTTTATCGGTCTTAATCATAGTGTTTCTTTTTATTTAAATCACCTCCATAAAAAATAAGGACTAGAATTAACTAGCCCTATCTTGAAATCGTCTTATTATATCCCTGCTGCCTTGCCTGATTAAATAATATTTTAGCTACATCTTTTCCTATGTTTTTATTGTCATTCTCTGTTTTTATGTTAAACACATTATGAAATACAGCAGTTTTAGTATCTGTAGTATTTTTAGTATCTGTATTTAAAGAACTTAAACTATCTACAAAACTATTTAAAACTACAGAAAGTTGAGAACTCACTTCCTTTTCAACATCTCTTTTCATTTTAGCAGTAGATTGAATATGATTCGTTACTCTAGTTCCAGCTGGTAAATTCATCATTTCATTAGCTCTTGTCTTAGGTATATCGAATAACTCCCAACCTTTTTCATTTACATAAGCTAGACCACCTTTAGCATTTTGAGTTCCAGTTGCATATCCAACAATTGTTTCTCCATTACTTGTTGGTGGTTTACCACTAACTTTATACTCATAGTGTAGTGTCTTTTTAGAAGGTTGCCATCTATCCCACTTTCCAAACATTTTATCCCAAAAAGATACTATTTTCCCTGTTGTAGTATCAACGTTGTTTTGTAGTTCAGTATTCATTTCAAAAATTTTATTAACAGCTTCATCTCGTGTTTTTTTAGCTGCATTTATAGTTCCATCTCTTTGTCTTTCAGCTTCTTTTATTAGTTTATCTGCTTGCTCAGATGTTATTATTCCTAAGTCATCCCTCATTCTCTCTAATGTAGAAACAGTTTCTCTATATTCTGTATTAGCAGAATCTATAGCTTTATCTCTCTGATTATTTAAAGTTTTTATATGTTCACTTGCCATATCTGCTGTAACTCTTTTATCGTAAGCAGCTAATCTATCTAATATTACATTAGCTTCTTGTTCCTGAGTAGATAAAGATATAACAGCTTGTTCTCGCATTTGATTTTGTAGCTCAGTTATTCTATTAACTTCTTCTTGCTTTAAAGCTCTATTCTCTTCACTAGCTGTAGTCATTATTTGTTTTATTTCTTCATTAGCTCTATTAACTTCTTCTTTTTTAGCTTCATGTCCTTGTTGCATTATATTTAAGAAGTTAATCTCAGCTTCTTGAGACATTACGGCACTATCTTCAAAAAACTTACCTAGTGTTTGTAAATCTTCTTGTTTATCTTGTTCTATTGCTGCATTAATATTATCACCCATCTGCTGATATTGAGTTAACATATTTGTACAAGTTTCCTGAGTTATAATATCTGAGTTTATATATAAACCATTTAAAGCATTTTTAACTCCCTCATCTAAATCTAAGTATGCTTGTACTTGTTTGGCAGTTTCTTCGCTTATTTTTATCGTTTGTGTTTCTAATATTTCTCCATGTTCTGTCATTCTTGTGCCAGTTACTTGTAAGCTATCTGCAAATAAATCAACTGAAGGAACAACTTCTTGAGACATAGTTTTATGTATTCCATAACCAGCAGCTGCTATAGCTCCTGCTCCTAAAACCCAAGGAGCAACTGCGGCTACGGCTGTTCCAAGTCCACCTACTAAAGCCCCTAATCCACTAGCACCACCAGCTACAGCGGCACTTGTTCCAACAGTAGCCGTTGCTGTACTTGCAGTTCCTAAAGCAGTTGCCATCTTACCAGCTACTCCAACTATAGAACCAACGCCACTTATAAATCCACCTACACCTTTTGCGGCAGTACCAAAAGCAACACTTAATCCACCTAATTTAACTATAGAAGCTAAAGTATTAGCATCCATTTCACTTAAACTATCTGCTACTTTAGATAATCCTGATGCTAATATTTCAATAGTTGGTGCAAGTGCATCACCTAATTTTAATAAACTATTTTTAAGTTCATTCCAAGACTTAGATAACTTTTGTCCAGTAGTATTATCCATTTTTTCAAATGCTTTTTCTGTAGTTCCTACACTATTAGACATATCTTTTAAAACATTATCAAAAGCTTTTCCTTCATCTTTTAATAAAGCTAATGCAACTTTACAAGCTTCAGCACTTCCCCACATATCATTAAAGGATTTTCCTTGTTTATCAGCACTTCCTTTTAAAACACTTAAAATATCTTCTAAATCTTTTCCTTCTTCCATTAATTCCTTAAAAGATTTTCCAGTCTCAGATTTAAGAGTTTTAGCAACTATAGATCCACTCTTATTAAGTTCCGTAAGCATTTGTGATATATACGTTACACTTTCGGCAGCAGGGATACCTTGAGATGTAGCAACAGCCATAGCTGCACCAATATTCTCTAAAGAAACAGAAGAATTATTTGCCGTTGGTATTAACTTACCAAGAATTCCATTTAATTCTCCGATAGTTAATTTACCTTTTTCTTGTGTTTTTATAAGTACATCTGAAACCCTAGCAACTTCACTTGCTTCCATTCCATAACCATTTAAAACTGTAGATAAAATATCAACAGATCCATTTAAATCTAAGAAACCAGCTTTTGCAAGTTTGTTAGCTGTAGTAACAAAACCTAGTGCACTTTCATAGCTTTGTCCAGCAGACATAGCTTGATAAAAAGACTCTGCTATTTCTCCAACACTTACCCCAGTTTCATTTGATAAATCTATTATTTCACCTTTTAGTTTATCAAGTTCGCCTTGTGATACATTAGCAATAGTATTAATTTTCATAAGACCTTTTTCAAAGTCCATACTCATTTTACTTGCTAAAGCACCAAAACCAACTAATGGAGTTCCTAACTTTTGTAGGAAACCACCAAATTCAGATATCTTAGAACCTGCTAATTTCATTCTCTCAGATGTTTTTTCTAAGTTTTCACCCAACAGAATAAAATTACTAGAATTTCTTTTTATGGATTCACTTGTCTTATTTAATTCATTTTGTAGCCCAACTAACTCAGCTTCAGATTTATTTATTTCAACATTACTTTTATTAAGTGCATTTATATTATTTTTAACCTGTTGTTCTTTTTTCTTATAAGCTTGTGTAGTGTTATCTAATTCTGCTTTTAACTCTTTTGCTTCCTTAGATTCTTCTCCATAAAGCTTTACAGCTTCTTTATATTTAGCATTTAATTCAGTTTTTTTATTCTTTAAAGCATCAAGTTCAGTTTTATTTTTATTCATAGCTTCTGTATTTTTTACAATATTTTGGCTATGTAATTTTATTTTATCGTTTACATTTTTAATTTGTTGTTCTAGAGCTTTTTGTTTGTCACCTAAAGCCTTAGTATCATTTCCATAAGCTTTAAGTTTTTCACCAGCAAGTTTCATTTCGCTCTGTGTTAGCTTTAATTGTTTATTTACATTACCTAAACTTCGATTAAACTCATCATCCTTTAATGTAAATATCGTACTAACTCGCTTAACTACATTTTCTCCCGCCATTTAACCACCTACCTTTCTATCCAAATAAAGCACCTAAACTATCAACTTGTTCAACTCTATTTGTGTTATTATTTATTTCATCGCCATTATTTTCATAAATCTTCGCAGCAACTTCCAATAAAATATTTGTTTCATATCTTATATTTAAATCATTCATAGTCATAATCTGTCTTGGTGTACTATTTAAAAACTCATTATATGTCATACCTAATTTTCTAGTAGCTATAAAATAGTGACTGTTATACCATTGTTCAAAATTAATATCACTTAAACTATCCCCAGTAGAATCTACTCCACTGGGGTTTCCATGTTTTTTATTTCTATATTATCTATTTGTTCTTTTATCATTTCAGAATTCATTAACGCAAGAATTATATTACAAGTTGTTGTAACTCTATCCCAACTCATCCCTAGCCATTGATCCTCTATTTCTTCTATAGTTAAATCTTTATTAGCCATAGCTTGTATTAAAATAGGCAATACTTCTAATCTCTCTCCATTTTCGTTATAAATAAATTTAGTCATTATATCAAATGCATTTCCAGTAATCTTATTTAACTTTTTAAAAGCTTTAAAATCTGTTGTTAATTCAACTTTTTCTATTTTACCTTCTTTATTTTTATAATCTAAAATTGCTATTTTCTTTTCATCTATCATATTTTTAAACCTCACTTTATTTATTAAATTCGTAAAAAAATAAGGTAGTAAGAAATAATCCTACTACCTCTAATTTATCTATATTAAGCAGGTAAGCTAGTTTTTTCTTCTGCTTTAACGACACTTGTTCCCCAAGTTGTTTTCCAAGTTTCTGCATTAAAATCAGCATCATTGCTTCTTACAAAATATCTCCATTGTCCTGTAGATAAAGCAGAAAATTTACCTTCCATTTGTTTAGTTTGGAATTCTACTTGTCCTTCTTTTGTTTTAACTACATCCGCTGGAACAGAAAATTTACCTTTATACAAATGTACATATTCTTTAATTCCACCAGTTAAACTCTTCTCTGCCATTAAACACACATAAGGCTTAACATCATTTGCAGATTCAATTATTCCACCAGTTTTCGCTAATTTCTTACCAAAAATAGCACAGTAATCTTCTGTACTTATTGCAGCTATAGAAGCACTTACAGTTATTTCTCCAAGTGCTTCCTCTGTAACGTACGCATTATTATTATCTGCTGCTAAAGAAGATAAATTTTCTGTTGCTTCTACTGTTAATTCAACCACTCCCTCTAACCTTTTTACTGCTCCATATGTTTCTTCATTTTCATCAGTCATTACAGCGTAAAATAATTTATCTATACCAGTTGTTACTAATTTACTCAATAAAATCACCTATCCTAAAAATATTTTTAAATAAAAAAGATTTGCTTACAAAATATCTGTGTAAACAAATCTCATTGCTTTATGATATAATCCAGTTTCTTTTTCGTATAAATCTGCACAAGTTCCTAAATTATACCCCTTCTCTTTTAATACAGTTCTTATTATTTCTTCTAAGTCTGTATAATCATCTTTTGTATATATATCTACTTGTATATAATAAACTCTAGCATTATTACTATTGTCTACATAAAAACTCTCTTTCTCATTATAAATTTGATAAACTATCCATAAATCGCTTGGAGAAGGTGATTGTAACCAATATACCTTTTCCTTAGAAATAAATTTAAGTATTCTATCATCTAACAAATCTTTTCTTAATTTAGCTTTAAAATTCATTACTTTAACAACTCCTTAATTACTGTTTCTACTACTTCTTCAGCCACATTATCAACAGCCTTTTCAAAAGCTCCAACATTGTGACTTGCAAAACTTGTTCCAAATTCTTCGAAAACATCATAGAACTTACCTGCATGTACCATAACTCCTATTTCTCCATCAAATCTTTTAATCTTCTTTTTAACAGATTTTTGTAGTTTTCCGGTTCTCTTAGATAAAGATGGCTCTATACTATTCTTTAAAATGTCTCCAACTTTATTTAAAGCTCTGCGCTTATCCTGTTCCGTAGTTTCCATTTCATCTAACATATCAAATATATCTTCAAAACCTTCTATCTTAAAACTAGCACTCATAACTCACACCCCTAGCTTATAGACTTACATTTAAATTCGATAAAAGAATTAGAATCTTGTACATTATAAACATAATTAATATCATAAGTTTTATTTTTATGTAGTATTCTCACTTTTTTAGTATCTAAATTGTTTAACTTAGCACAATATCTACATCTAAAACTAACTATTAATTCTGTATTATTTGCCAAACTTTCAAAATATTCTCTTCCATTCATACTTTTTAAATCTGACCAGCAAGTATAATAATCTACCCAATTTTCACTTTGAAAACCATTTTCATTAGTAGTAGTAGTTAAAGTTTGAAAAGTTATTCTTTCTCTAAATCTTTGCATAAATTAATTATAAGTTAGTTGTATTAGAATACTCTGCATTACATGTCTTAGTTTATCTCCTGCTTTAGCTACTGTTAAATCTCTGTTATCGTAGCACTCTTTTATAAGTGCTAAACAGAATAAATCTGCTAAAGAATTATTTATTTGAGAGAAGTCTTTACCCGTACAATTTTGTAAATATATATAAGATGCATTTACAAGTAAGTTTATAAAATCATCATCGTCTTCAAAATCTACTTGCAAATAACTTTTTGTTCTAGTTAAATCTAACATATTATCACATCCTTAAAATTAAAAGGAGGGATTGTCCCTCCAATTTCTAGGCTGGATTTATTTCTACTAAAAAACAAGCTCTAGTATCACCTTTAACAACATCAAATCTCTTAACTAATCTTACAAAAGTTTGGTTTAATGTAAATCCAGCTTCAGTTGACTTTGCAACTTCTATTTCTTTTCTATCAAAGAATTTTACTAATGCTCTTAAATTAACAATGTAGAAAGGAACTTTAGTTTCATTGTTTGGTAAGTCTTCATTTGCTAACACTATAACTTCTTTACCTTTATAAGTTTTTCCACCTTCTACTGCAAGAGAATCGCTTAAAGCAGGTCTTCCAGTTGTGTCAGTTAATTGATCTAGATAATCATATCCATCTTGGTTAGTTATAATTACTAATCCTGCTTGAAGAGAAGGTACAACTTTAGTATTTATACACTTAGCTATAGCTTTATAATCTGCTCCTTCAAAATCAGTTTTATTAGCTTTTAAAAGTGTTATTATTTCATCATTTTCGCTTCCAACTTCACATTCAGTAAACTCAGGTGCTAAAACGGAATTATAAAAATCAACTCCTGCATCTTCTAAAACCGAATTTTCAACCGGTATGATTTTTCCATAGTCTTCCACCGCAAATTCGATTGGTGAAGTTGTGATCATCTCTTTAACCATTTCAGTATCAGTTGCTAGTTTTGCTAATTTTCTATTAGTAACACCTTTAGAAATTGGCATTTTACCTGTATTAGTTTTAACAGGAATTACGTGACAATATTGTTTTAAAGAAGGAAAACCTTTTCTTAAAACTTCAACCTGATTTATAAATCCTTCTGGTAAAATTGCTCCAGAATTCCCAACATTAACAGAAGTTCTTTCTTCTTGTGTTAACTCCTTACCTGCTAAATATTTTGATATTGCTCTATACTCTAAATTCTTGTTCATATTATCTTCACCTTTTTCATTAATTTTTCTAGTTTCTAATTCTTGTTCAACTTCTCTTTCTTCTTCTTCATCTAACTCTTTTTCTAAAGCTATTTGCTTATCTAATTTTCTAACTTCAGACATCTTAGCTTCAGCTTCGTCAATTTTGTTTTCACTCATAAGAGTTCTAACTTCACCCTTTAAATTTTCTTTTTGTCTTAATAATTCATCGATTTTCTTCATGTAATCGACCTCCCATAAATAAATTTTAATTTTGAGTATAAAAAAGAACCTATATTAAATAAGCTCTAACTCTAACTCTAGTTTTCTTTTTAATTCTTTTTGTCTTAATAATTCATCGATTTTCTTACTATGTAATTCAAAGCTTCTACAACTAGCTTCGCTGTCCAAATAGGCAGGGAATGGGGTTATGGTACACTCTATTAATTCAACTTCCTTTATAGTTCTTAAATCAATTTTATCTTCTGTATAACTCCAAACATCATCTAATACATAGAAGCCGAAACTACATCCTTCAATATCTCCATTTTTAACTAACTCATATAAGTCGTTAGCATACGAAATATTAGGATTTATTCTTAATTCAAAATGCAAACCAATATTATCTACATTAAGCTTTAAACTACCACTTCTAGTAGAACCTAAAATCATATTAGAATCATGATTATACATAGCATATATGTTATGTCCATCTGCCAAAGTTCTATTAAAAGCTCCTTCAGATACTTCTTCATAAAATCCCATGTATTGACTTCTAGTATTAAACTTGTTTATGTATCCACTAATAATTTTTTCATTAGAATTTTCTTCTGTTCTAGTTTCTAAATCATTAGCAATTATTTTTCTAATTTCCTTCTGTTTGTCCATTTGCATCACCTCCTTCCACACCTGATTTACTTAGTTGGTACGCATCTGCAATATCGATTGGAACATAGTTTAGAGATCTATAATACTTGTCTCCATTCTCTATTCTATTTAAATCTTCCAACTCTCTAACATCGTTTATAGACATAACACCATTATTAAGCATCTCTTTATAATAGTTAACTCTAGCATTACTATCCGCTCTTAACATTGCATTTGTATTAAACTTAATAAAATAGCCTTGTTTACGCTCTAATTCTGTAAACAACTTATAATCCATTTCATTTTCAATCATAGTTACCAAAGGTTGTATTGTTGTTTGAAAGAATTGTATATTAAGATTTTCTATATTAGAAAATGTAGCTTTATCTAACTGATTGAGCATATGAACAGGAATATTATAAATCATTGCAATATCTTCTTTAGTTAGCTTTGCTAAATCCACAAATTGATAATCTGTAAAATTAGAAGTGTTTCCTTTAAAATCAAATCCGCTATCTACAACTGCAATTCCACCAAGATCTAAATTTCCAGCAGAGTTAGCCCAAGCTCTTTTTATCAGTTCTTTGGCTTCTCTGTCTAAAGTTTGTGCTGTAGACAAAATACCTTTTACTATATTTCCATTTTTATAATAGCTACTTACAAGTTTGTCTCTGCCTTTAATGTTGTTTATTAATTCTTTAGCAACATCTATCTTAGAAATTCCCTCTATACCTGTAGTCGATATGTCAGAAAAGTGTAAAACTTCTTCATATTTTAGCTTATAATCTTTGTCATTTAGCTTTGTTATTATCCAATTTTTACCCTTTACATTTTCTAATTTAGTATCATTTGGAGGTAATATCCATAACGCAACTAACTTTCCTCTCTTGCTTTCCATCCATACATAACAATTTCCAAACAAATCTAAAATAACACTAATAGTTTGTTTAAATTTAAATGCAGATTGATTAGTATTAGGTCTAACTTTTAATAAATAAGATAAATCATTTTCTATCTTTTCTTTTCCATCTATATTACTTTTAAAAACACCAATAGGCAATTTAGCCAAATGATTTGCTCTTATACTTAAACAAGCAAAAATAGTACTAATTTTTATTGCATCATCTTTAGATATGCTAGTAGATTGATTTTCTCCACCAGCTCTATCCCATTTAAAATCCATTAAATTTTCTGAAGTTGTAAGAATATTTCTACTTTCAAATAATTTTTCTAACAGTTATCTCACCTCCCATTTATATTACTTGCTTTTAATTTTGCTAATAATAATCCTACCAAAAATAATATAATTGCTAAACTATACAATCCAAACAGAACATTTATAAATAAATTACAAATTATAAATATAAACAAACTAAAAAAAACTAATATTTCTGCAATATTAGTAATTAAAAATTCTTTTATTCTTTTCATTAAATCACCTCTTTTTAGAAGCTATAACCATATTTCTTTATATGTTCATTTAAATCAATCTTATCAAAGTAAGCTTTATCTTTTTTTATCTTTAAAAACCAAGCATCCATTATAGAGTCAATTGGATCTATTCTTTTATTACCTTCTTTATCTATCTTTATTTCACCCATACTATTATTTACAGTAATTGCATTAGCTCCACTCCATTGTAAAAGTTTATTATTACAATTATATTTAACTTTCTTTTCATCAACTGTAAGCTTAAAATCAACAGTAGCATCATTTAATCCTTTGCAGGTTTGAGGTATATCTACTAATTCAATGTTTGGAAATAATTCTCCTAAATCAGATAAAAAAGAACTAGCATTATGATTATCATATCCAACTGCTACTATTTTCAAATCATATTCTTCTATAATTTCTTTTAAATAAGATATTATAAATTTATAATCTGTTTTATGTCCGCTTGTAACAGTTAATAATCCATCATTAATCCATTCTCGATAAGGTACTAAGTCAGTTTGTTCATGTTCTAATACTCTTTCATGTGGAATAAAGCTATGACTATGTACAAAGGTTTCATTATTAATTTCTTCAAACACAAGTCCTATAGAAGTTAAATCTCCACCTGAACTTAAATCAAATCCTAATATAGCTCTTTTTCCTCTAAAATCTTCAAGTGTTAAATTACTTTCACATAATTTCCAGTTAGCCAGATTAAGATATTGTGTGTCCTTAAATTCTACCCACATATTCAAATGCTTAGTTTTAAAATCTACTAAATCAAATCCACCTTTTTCTCTAGCTTCATTAAACTTAGCTCTAAATATATCAATATTTCTTTCATTATATGTATTATCTATATTGTATAAAGTTAAAGGTTTTGCTTTAAGCCAATTTCTCCAGTCATCAATATCATCATCTTTATCTAATGCTGCAATAAAAATGAATTGTGTTTCATTTGTAACTATACCTTCTAGAATTCTAATACAATAATCTTCATGTTCTTTACAAAAACTATTTAAATCAAAACCTCTAGTTGTTATTGCACTTATTAAAGCCTCTTTCATATTTGCCTGTCCACCTTCAAGCAACTTATACATCTGATTAGTTTTGTGAGAATGTAATTCATCAGTTATTGCCAAAAGACTTCGGAATCCATCAATACTCTTAGTATCTCTACCGATTGGTAACACACTTGTACCAGTAGTCTTGGCCGTAATTGTAGGTGGTTTTTTATAGATAAAAAACATTTGTTTTAAATCTTTGTCTGCTAAAATAAATTTTTTAACTTCATCATAAACTATTTCAGCCTGCGATAATTTAGTAGCACTACAAATAATTCTTCCATTTCTATATCCACTAAACCCACTTAGATAAGTCCCTAATACTCCATTCAAAAGTGATTTTCCACATTGTCTACCAACAGATATATAACTACTTCTAAACCTTCTATACCCAGAGTCTTTATATACCCATCCCATAAGAGATCCTAATATAAATTTTTGAAATCCGTACAATTTTAAAGGTAATATTTCATCACCTTCATCGATAACTAATTTTTCTGCGAACCTAATAATTCTTTCTGCTTTTTCCACATCAAATCTATATGCAAAATCATTTGTTTTACTTCTCTCTAAATCATTCAAATGTCTTTTACACGCTAACTTAACCAATCTACCTGTTATAACTTTTCCTTCTAGTACATCGTTGCAATACTGTGTAACACTATCTGTCATTAAATAAACTCCTCAAATTTATTAACAGGTTTTTCATTCATTTTAGGAATTATAAGCTTCAATCTATCTGAAATTGATAAACCTAATTTTGTAGAACACTTCATTATTACATCAATATATTTTTGCTGTATTTGTACATTTGGGGAAATAACAGTGTTTGTTTCACCAGCTTTGTTAGTATGCTGGATTGTTAGTCCTTCTTTTTTTATTACTTTATTTAATTCAACATATTTGCTATAAGCATCACAATAAATAGCTAGAATAGACAAATCTAAGTTATCAACTAAATCTAATCTAGTTAGTTCACTTACAACTCTAGTAAACTCTTTTTTAGCAGATGTAGATAACCATTTTGGTGCAATTAGCTGTCCTCTATCAGTTTTAAGTTTACTTTCTGCATCTTTTCTAGCTTCAATTTCTTCTTTAGTTAAATGTGCTTTATTTCCTTCAGCCAAAATTGTATTTATACTTTTAACTGCTTTAGCCAAATTACTCACCTCCATAAATTATTTACACTTATTTACCCCCTTTTGCTTTTATAAACGAAATCTGGAGAGAGAAAAGTCGGCATCGTGGATTTTCTTCTTTTTCTCCTAGAGATTTCTTAGTGGGGGTATCTAGCTAAAATTTTTAAATAAAAAAGTAGTTATTAATTACAAATAAAATAATTAATAACCACTCATCTAACTTTTAATATTGAACTCTTCTCTAAACCTTTTATTAAACTCTAATAACATTTGTTTTACTTTCTCTTTTCCTTTACTCAACATCAAATCATGAATCTCTTTATGACTTTCTTTACTAATACAAATTAAATTATAATAATCTAATCGTTTATCCCAATTTTCTTTTACCTCGGTGATATGGTGTACAGTATTAGCCTGTACTATCTTGTTGTACTTATAGTAATAATAAACATCTATAAATACATAATCAGCTAAAACTTTACTCCTCATATTCTTCCAAGCTTTAGATTGATAAAAGCTTTGTTCTTCTTTATCTAATCTATTGTTAGAATACTTCTTATATCTTTTCTTATTATCTTTCTTCCTTTGTTGTTCTACTAAGTTAGTACATGTATCACAATATCTATTACCATATTCAATCACATCTCCACACTTAGAACATAACTTCATTAGCATATAGACTCATCTCCCCTTTATTATTTAAATCAATAGGCTATATTTTTCTAGATTACTCTAAAATAATGGAACACATAGGGGATATTTCTAAATACATTAATTTAGCTCCGTTGATAATCTCATATGCTTTATTAATGTATTCTTGTCCTATCTTCTTATTAATATTAAAGTCTCTTAGTGTATCTACTACAACATCTGAATCATTATAAATTAGCTTAACATCTAAATCATTCTTTCTTATTCCATTAAACTCTTTATGTACTTCAGTTATCTCTATTCCATTATGATTTATACCCTTACTAAGCAAGTATGCAATCTTCTTAATGCTATAGGTTGTATATTTATTACACATTAATAAGCTACACCTACCCACTGTACATTACTTCCAACTTCTTTAACCTTACAACTCTTAACCAAACATACATTACTTAAATCTAGTCCCATGTCTGGATCGCATACTATCCAATTACCATCGTTAATTTGTATACTCGTTTTAGTTGTTCCAACATTTAATATTTGGAAATTTTCTAAAATACATCCTTTTGTTGAAGGTTGTTTGTCATCAATACCTTCTAATACATCTTGTTCTGTTTTATTAGTTACAATTACACTTCCTAAAACTGGTTTAACTAATTTCATCTTCATCCTCCTTTTGATTATAAAATTCTCTATATATACTAAGAAATTCTTCATCAAATCCTTCATATGTCCAATTATTTGCAATCTTTTTTAGTCCTATATATGTTTGCATTTCTTCCTCTATTGCATTATATACAGTAACTAAATCCCATACTTCCTTAGCAAATTCTTTTATTTTTTCTTTGTTTACATTTATTATTAATTTATCTTCCATATCTCTTTTCTCCATTTAACTCTTATTTTTTTATTTAAGCATAAATTAAACCATCTTCTCTCTAAATTCTCTAAATATCTTTTCTGCCTCAGCTTGTATTCTTTCATTTTTTATTCTCATTTGCTCAGATTTTTCTAAAAGTTCTTGATTTAATTTTTTTGTATATTCAATAAGCTTCTTACTTTCTTCGATAAGTTCTTTATGTTTTCTTTCTATTCCTGTAATATTTTCTCTTTTAATAATTGTTCCCATTTACTAATACCACCCTATTAATTACTTAAAATTATAAAAAGAGTGAGTTATTAACTACACCCACTCTTGCATATTTTTAATTTTTAACATATTCCATATCTTTTTATCTATATTATTTTTCATTTCTTCATCAAATTTCTTGTACCATTTTGCTTCTTTATCTTCATTAAGATCTACGGTTTTTATTGTATTTATTAAATAAGCTTCTAATCCTTTTTGCTCTTTCTTATTTATTAAATTTGTTAGATTTGCAAATCTAATTTCTTTAAATTCAGTACTATTAACAAAATCTTTAGTAGTGCTTACATGTCCATTCAAGTGTTGTTTTGCTCTGATATACATATCAGTAGACCTTCCAACATACTTAACATTATCAAAATTATCCATTAAATAATAAATGTAAAGCCCTAACCTCTTTTCTCTTCTAGATTTTTGTCTGTATTTTACTAATTCTTTATTATTCTCTACCCATCTTTTAGTTAATTCCCTAGCTTTTTCTTTATTATTTTTCTGCCACAAATTAGAAGTTTCTTTCTTCTGTTCATTCAAACACTCATAACATAGAGATTTGTTTTTCTGACTAGCACTTATGAAGCTTCCGCAACCTTTACATATTACCCAACATTTCTCCTTATATATTTTTGCTAAATCTGCAAAATCATTTAAGGTAATTTTCCTTTCACCTTCTATATAAGGTGAATTAATAATCTTTCCACCTATTCTTATTTTACTTTCTTTTTTTACAAATGTTTCTTTTCTCATCTCTCAACCATCCTTTATTTTATCTCTTATTTAACTTACATACTTCCAAATATAACCTTTATGTGGTTTTTTATTTTTACAACTTGTACAAACTGCACTTTGAGAAAATCCATTTTTACCTGCTTCTACAGTAGAAGGGAATACTATTATTTCTCCAGTTTTAATATTAGTACCTTTAACCTTCTTAGAAAGCTTTCTTTTACACCTTTCTGTTCTGGTACCAAAATTAATATTTTCCTCTCTAGTTGTCCATTCTAAATTTTCAACTCTATTATCTGTTTTCACTTCATTTTTATGATTAACTTGAGGAAAATTATTAGAATTATCTAAAAAAGCTTCTGCAACTAATCTATGTACAGCATATAACTTATATTTTTTGTTTTTATAAAGTCCAACTCTCAAATAACCATTCTTCATTTTTATTAAACTTAATAATTTACCTTGTATTTTGTAATTTCCTGTTTTTCTTTTAATCTGCCTTGTTAGGCTTTTAACTCTTCCTAAACTACTTACCTTGTATAACCCTTCATATCCTTTAATAAATTTCCATTCTTCCATTCAACCCTATCCTTTTCAATTATTTTTATAAAAAAGGATTAACTGTTGTCCACTAGCCCTTACATAATTACAATTAAGGGGTATATTTTTTATATTTTTAAGATAACAGCACATTACTAAATAATAATAAGGAGATGTTTTAGAGAAATTTATGAAACATTTTTCAAAGGAGGAACTTTGGTTATAATGTTTTACTGTTATCTTAAAGATATAAAAAAAGAGAGAGAAATTAGCTAAACTCTCTCAGAAATCAAGGAGTGTCGGTTTTTCAGGAGACAGATTACCGAAAACTGTCATTTAGGAATTATTATGATTACATTACACAAAATAGGTATAATGTATTAATTAACAACAAATTTTTCTTTTGTTATTAATTTTCACCATAACCGGCATAAAGTGAGCGGTTTAGCGAACATGCCGTTAATCTCTCTTAATGCAAATAAAAAAGAACCTAGTAAATTAATACTAAGTCCTATACTAATTACGTAAATATAAAATAATCTTCCCAGTTAGTTCTTTTCAAGGTTCTATTAACTTCTTTTTCGTTAATTCTAAATATTAAATCATAATAACCTTCTTTATTTATTTTCCCTTCAGTTATTATTATTCCTAATTCATCCATTATTTTTAATAACTCATCAACATTTAAATCATTCTTATAAGTAAAATCACTCATTGTAACCTCCTAATAATAAAATATTTTATCTATTTAATTCTATTATTAGTTATATATCCCTTTAAATTATTTTATTGTTAATTGATTATTTATATTTAATATAATATTATTTAATATGTTTTATATAAAATATGCTCTAATATTATTATATTTAACACACTTTAACTCACTTTATAAAAAATATAATTAAGTTTAATAATATGTAATATAATTTAATGTACTTTAATTAATTATCTTCTAAACTATAATAAATCTTATAGACCTAATACCCCCTCTCGCCTTCTAACGAAGGACACCCCAAAGGGGTTCGACACTGCTACGCAGAAGTTCCATTATAATTAAATATCTATAAATCAACTCTTAAATACTCACTCATACAACTATATAATATCTAATAAAATTATCCTTTTATAATATAAAACTTAATATCTGAATAGTGCCCAGTTAGTGTCACTCAATACCGTTATACCACATAAAAGATATACTAGGCTCTACGAGGTTATAGTCGAGCTAAAGCTCTCCTCCAAAACCACTTTAAAATCCCTTTCATTACATTACAGGAATTTATAAACTGGATTTTGGGAATATACAACTATTATCTTTTTAAAGAAAAGTGTCCTATTTTTCGTGACTTAATTAAAACTATATTAATCTACTCACAAATTTTAGGACACTTATATTATTTAATTTTAGCCCCCCATTTCCTAATATATAGTTATATTAGAGAATAGGGGTGCTTATTTTTAGATAGAATATTTTCCTCTAGAGATACTTTTAGATTTCTTAGAATTTTTGGGGGTAAATTACTAATATATAGTTATATTAGAGAAATACCCCCAAAATAATCTTTTATACCTTTTTACTACCTTTAATACCTCTCAAATATAGTGATAGTGCCATTTACAAGACTTTTAAATCTTCTTTTTCAGTACCATTCATATAAATAACTATTATGAAAGGTGCGAATAACAAACAATAAAAACCCCTGTAACCGTTGGTATCAGTGGGTTACAGAGTTTTTAAAGATTAAAAAAGGTTAATATTTCATAAGATAAAGGGTTTTCTTACTATGTTTTGTTAAACCTAATTTAACTCTTCTTTCCTTCATTTTACTTAGAAAACTTTCTTTTTTCCAAATTTTTCTCCAACTACTATCAGTTATTCCAACTTCTTTTCTGGCATCTTCTTTTACTAATCTTTTCTTATCCCATTCCTCATCTATCCATTTAATTAATTTTTCTTCGTCAGTCATTTTTCTTTCCACCTTTTTCATATCTTTAACAGGTAAATTCTTCATTTGGCTTAGTGCTAAATGTGTGACTTCATATTCTTTAGTAGCAATGTAATAAGTAGCCTGTGGTTTCCTATTTCTCTCAACCCTTTTAAGTCCTTGATACATACTACTAGCCATGTCAGTTATCATTAATTTATTAAGTGTCTCACTATTTTTAAAACCCCATGATAGCAATCTATTTCCTGTTTTCATATCAAAATCAGTAGCCATTTCATTATTAAAATAATCATTTAAAAATACATAATAAGCTAATGGCAATCTATATGTATGTATGTAAAAACACTGTTTATAATCTTTAAAATCATTTACCCCTCTCATATTTTCAAAGTTAAGAAAACTAACATTTTCAACTTCATTTAAATACTTTTCTTCTAATTGTTTTGTTTCAACTTTTTTAGTAAGAACTAAACTAGGAGAAGTTGATTTTTCTTTTATAAAATTAGATATATCTTCTCTAAATTTACTATCTTTATTTTTAGTAGAAGAAGTAGTATTGATCTCCATAAATTCAACTTTACATTCGCTATGATCTATTACTCTTTCAGTTTCAACCAAATCAAATAAATCATTTTTATACATAGTATTAAAACAAGCACTCGCATCTAACCATATATTATTTTTTAACATTAAATATTCATAACTATAATCATAACTATAAATAGTTCTATGTGCAGGATGTATTAATGCTAATCCTTCATATATACAATCCCAAGTTTGAGCCACTTTATTTACTAAATCATATATAGTTTCTTTTTTAGCTATAGGATTATCTGCTAAATTATCCTCAAGATATTCATCATTTATATTTCCTATAGCTTCCTTAACTTTTTTAATATTTTTCAATACTTCTTCATAGTTATATTCAAATTCTTTTACTCTACAGATTTGATTTTTAACTATATATACTTCACTATGTAGCTGCTCTAATAATGGCTTTATTATACAATTAAAGGTATTTCCTAAAATAGAATCATAGTTTTTTAATAAATTATAAAGACTGCTTATAGTTTCATCAAATGCATAGAATGAATTTTTAACTGGATTTATCTCTTCATCAATTATAAGTGTTCTGAATTTCTTTATTATATCTCTTAATGTCTTTTGCTTTTTAGACAAATTTACATCAGTTATTCTTTGATACATTGAATGTGTTATTATTACTATATTTTTATCTACAATATCATAAACATTTCTAGTACAATTTTCGTTTTCAATATTTTTATCTGAAATTAAAGCTATCGCTATTTTTTCATCTAAATCTTTATTAATTTCTGTAGCTATTTCTACAGCTTCTTTAGTTAATTTAGTTACAAATACATAACTATTCTTTTTATTAGACTTTTTAAAAACCTCTATAGCTGTAGTAGTTTTTCCACCACTTGTTTCTATACTAAAAGTTTTAAACTTATCCTTATTTTTACCCTTTTCAATTTCAAATTTTAACAATTCTAATTCCTTGTTATTAACCATATCTTTCAAACCTCACACTTAATTATTTATTATTTCTTCTTATATTACATGCTAAAGTTAAAACCTCTCTAAACTTAGCATCATCTACAAAACTATAAATTTCTTTACCTTCTCTAAACTTATCATCAAATGTATAAAATTCTCTATTTAACAAAAAGCTTAAAGCAATCGCCATATTTTTATTGTCAATTTTATAATATCTACTCTTTTCTCTCATATCTTCTTACCTACCTTTTTATATAATTGAGTTATCGAATCGACAAGCTTATCGATAACCTCTCACCTTCATGGTGAAGGAGACAAATTGACTTTAATTCTTCTTTAGCAAAGTCAAATAAGACGATGCTATCTACCTATTTTAATAAAGGGGGTGGACAAAAAAATGTCCGTCACCCCCGGTTACATCTAAATTTTATTTAACAAAGGCAATTTTGCCTTCGTCATTTAACAAAGTTTTAAGAAGGATGTTACACTCTACAACTCCTTTTTTATTAAGAGGGGGCGTTAAAATGACGCTATCCCTCGTACTCTGTACTAGAACCCCTCGTGTTTTACGACCCCTTTATTTAATTACAGTAAAAATAATGTTGCACTTTTCTTAGCATCTACTCTATCTAGAACTTTTAAAATTCCTTCTGTTTTCTTTAAAGCTGATAAATCTTGATCTCTATAGAAGAACCCTATCTTTTCTCCATCTTTATTAGTTAAAATAAGTTGTTCATCTCCTTTATATTCTTCAACTCCTATTAATACCTCATCAGCCATCTTATCTTTATCTGTGTATTGAATTCTTGCCTTTTGGCTTACTTGTTTTACTTTTAATTTATAATTTTTGTCTTGAGTTTTACCATCAGCTGCTAATACACCAGTATGCTTACTATATCTCTTGAATAAGAAATTTATATCTCCATTCTCATCTTCTTTATAGATAGTACATTCTCTGGTTTTGCTAGTTATAGCTTTTTCTAAAGCATCAAACATTATATCTATTATGAATTTACTTGAACATTCTGTTTTTATAATAGCATAGGCTAATTCTTCAGTTGTGTATTTTTCTTCTAATTCTTTCTCTCTTTGTATAGCATAGATATCTAAAAATGATAATCTACGATTTTTTTCTTTTTTGTCTTTTTCATATTCACGACTTATTTTCTGTCTTTCCGCTTGATAAATCTTATAAAATTCAAAGAATTCTTCATAACACTTATTATTTTCTACAGCTATGTCTTTTAAAATTCTATAAAGTCTGCTTTTAGAATTATCTGTGCCTTTATGACATTCAATTATTGGTGTTATTAGTTCATCTTGAACTTTATATGCTAGTTTGTTAAGTGCTGTATCTCTTAATTTAGAACATTGTCTTTTATCAATTCTATTTTTATTCTCATAGTTCTTAGAATATTTAGCATAATACATGAAAAGAGGGTATTTTTTTATTCTGTTTCTATCTAAGAAATCATCAACTACTTTCATATCTTCCTTCGCAGGAGTAATCAAAGTTTTTTGAGCATCTATGCAGATTTGAGAAATTTTTAAAACGTAGTAACTATAATTCATGAATCTATAGAATCTCATTTTTATATGCTCTCTTATTTCTTCTTCACTAAAAGAAGCTACATCTATAATCTTTCCTCTTTTTATCTCATGTTCTAAATAGCTTTCAAAAACTTCTCCAATCTTCTTATTTAACGCAAAGAATTCTTCTTGCAATTTCTTAAACTCATCTTCTTTTTTATCATTATTTCTAATCAAGTTCATTTTATCACTTAGCTTATCTGATTTAAGTAAATACTCTCTTAATTTATAATGTTTTTCTACCTTGCAATTTTCTTCTTTTTTAAATTTCTCTCTCCATGCATCCTTTATATCCATATATGTTCTTGAATACTTATGTTTTTTACCATCTTCTTTAACTTCATATACAAAATATTCTAATCGCTGACAAAAGTTGCTTATAAGAGTACTTGTATTTGCAATAGAACCAATGAAATTACCTGAAGATTTCACTATAGCTTGATACATATTCTCTCTTGTGTATAAAAGAATTTTCTTATCTCCATCATTTTCATTTAAAAAGTTTATTCCATCTTTTGGATCAATTACGGCATTGTATAGGATGTTGTTATTGCAAATAAAGAAAATATCTCCGTCTAGGTCAGCTCCTGACGACAACATAAGGAAGTTATCTGCTTGATTTATAAACAATAATTCTTTTGTATGATTTCCAAAATACCTATCTAATAAATCAGTTTTAACAAGTTTTATCTTATGAACTTCTGAGAAAGAAGCAAGTGGGTTACGGCTAGAAACTCTTTTACCTTCTTCACTTGGCACATAAAATTCTCCACATTTAAGCTCTCTATTTTCTTCAAACTTTCTGGTAACAATATATTTTAGATAAGCTATCGGATCGCCAAATCCAGTCTTATAATTCCCTTTAACCAAGAATTTTCCTCCAGCGAGCTGATGTGCGGATTTTGAAAGCATATTATTAATAACGTCTTCTACACAATATGTACTACTAAATCTCTCATCGATTTGTAATAGTCGAGTAACTTTTGTACTTGCACTTAACTCTTCTTGTTCTTCTCTGGCTATATCTTTTAAATATAATCTTATAGCATCAATATCTTTTTCTCCGTTTTCCCCACGACCTACAACTCTCTTATAAGAATTTAATGTTTCTTTAGCTAGTTGTTCAATATCCTTTTGAGTTAAGGCTAAGTTGCAAATAAGCTGATAATTAGTAAGAGAATATTCTTTAACTTCTTTTTTATTTACTCTCGATATATATATTCCCTCTAAAGTTTTTCTATAAGGTGAATATATATCTTTACTAATTTCTTCTTCAATAGCTTTATTTAAAGAACCAAATTCTTTTACTTCATCTTTCCAAAGTTTTAACCACTTAACTTGTGTTTTATTTAAAATTAGGTCTGCTTTAGACAGATTAACTTCTTTTTTAAAATAATCTATAGTTATGAAATCACCATTTTCATCTTTCCAAAAATAATTTTTATCTGCTATACTTTCAAATTCTTCAAAAAACTTTTGGAAGTCTGCTTTAACAACTATTCCTTTTGCAGCAATTCCGTTATAAAGTCTAAATTGTGCAAAATCTACCTCATAATCTAAGTTTAATTCTTTTTGGATTATTTTAGCCATTTTAGGTGACATAAATCCACATCCATCATATGCGGTATGCTCTAGTGTCTCTTGATTAGCTTTTAATTCTATTCCATTTAGTTTAAAATAATTAGCTGTATAGTTATATTCAACTTCCGGAAGTACAACTATATTGGGCTTGTAAGGTATAAATGTACTTGTACTTAAAGCTAATCCAGTTCTAGCTGTTACATCTTTTGCAATACATATTTTTTTATTATTGAATTTTCTTAACTTATCTAAACTGATTAACTTTTCAAATAACTCAATGAATTCTGCATCTTCTTCAGCAATAAACATGTAACTACATTTACCTAACTCTTTATCTTCATTTTTTTGCAATGAAGGTGATGTTAATAAAGGTAAAAATAATTTATCTTCTACTACTAATCCCTCATTTAATGTTTTTAGTGCTTTTTCTTCATCGTCTGGTAACATTACTTTTATAATATTTTTTAATTCTAAATTACCTTCTAATTCTATTCCTTTGTATATGCAATAAAGCCTAAATAAAATATTTTCATCCATCTTTATTTCCATATTTTTTGACATATCCTTGATAACAAATTTAACCATAATAATTCCTCCTAAATTCCCTATATCTTTTTTATTTTTATATTCAGTTTTCACAATAACGGAGCGGTTAGCGAACGGTTAGTAAGCCCGCTCCACATATCCCTTATAATATCAATTTTAACTCTATTTTCTTAATGAATTACTTTAAATTTTTAAGTTCTAATTTATTTCCCTACATTTTACCCACTCAGTTAACTTAATCCTTTCTTTTTCATTTAAGTTCCTTTTCAAACTACCATTTATAAATTGGTATAAACTTGGCTTATGTATCTCTAAAGTATCTGCCAACTTACTAACACTCATAAAATACATATCCCTCATCTTTTGTAATTGTTCTCTTAATTGATTTTCTGTCATTTCCTCACTTCCTTTCTTATTTATTTGATTATGATATCATTGTCTAAAAAAAATATATAAAAATAACTCTATCATATAGTATCGTTCTTGGGATTTTCCTAAAACGCTACAACCGTTGATATAACTAGGTTTGAGAGGCATTGAATTTTTTTACAGGGGAAAAATCACCATCTTAAGGTTACCTTTACTCTTTTTATAATTTTATCATTTATCTCCATTATAACAAAATTTGAAAACCCTCTTTAAACCTAGTTATACCAATGTCTAGAGGCGTTTTTATAAAACTTCACATATTCAAAAATGCCTATTTTCTAACTTCTTCACTTATAGTTTTTTTGGTTCTCGTAAAGAACCACGGAATATTTAATCAAAACTCTTCTGAATATTGCTTTTATTGGGTCTCTACCATAATGACCCAATCTTAAACCTCGCAAACCATTGATATTAGTGAATTTAAAGGGGGTGTCTAAAAAAATCCCCTTGTTTTTGGGCTTATTTTGACACATTTGTAAACAATAAGCCATACAAATTTAAATCCCCGTCAGAACTTTTTTCTATATAAGTCAATTCTTTCTTATCTATAATATTCTTTATATATCTCTTCTATATTTGCTTTATAGCTATAATTTAATTCTATATCTTTTTCTCTTAACTCTGCTTCCAAAATCTCTATATCAAAGTGCTTATCTGCTAAATCATCTCTCTTAGTTCTATAAAACTTTTCTACTACCCAATCCTTCATTACTATAACTCCCATAATTATCTATCACACCTCCAAAACTGTAGAAACAAATCCTAAATTGCCAAACTTAGAAAACTGTTTAACATATGCCTTAATTTCTCTATCTGTTTTAAGCTGCTCTGATAATCTCTTAGCTTGTCTCTCTTCTATTTCCCCTAAGGCATAACCATGAACCTTCTCCATTACTCTTGCTAATGCCTTATGGTTGTCCTTAAACAGATTAAGATTTATTTCTAATTGACTTAACACCTTCTCATTTCTCATATTTTCCTTAACTGCATCTGTATTTTCAAATTTCCATAATCTCATAATAATACCCTCATTTCATTTATATTTTTTTATTCAATCATTCCATCATGTCTTAAAAAACTCTTTTCGCTCTTTGTTAATATATCTTCAGTTAAAACATTCATAATTTTAACTTTTTTAAGATTTAGTACATTATTATAGGCGTAATATAATTGGAATCCAGTAGGTAATAATATACCTTTATAAGTTTTTATAATCCCAATATCACCTTCGTAATATTCATTTAAAATATCCTTTATCTTCTTATTATTCTTGTTCAGTTGCTTAATATTATTGGCTATAGTTTTTGATACAACAATTTTACTTGTATCATACATACAGCACATTATTTTATCATCTAGGCTAAAAGCATCTTCTTTTTTGACTCTGCCATCTAACTCTTTATTTAATTGCTCTTCTATAATTTCAAATCTTTCAACTAAGTTGTTTATTGTCATGTTTTTGGCTTCTTCCCAATTTATCTCACCTTTTTCATCTAACATTTTTAGAACTATATTTTTTATATTATTTTTTGCTATCTTTTTTAAGTTAGCAGTCTCTTTTATAAACTTTTTATATTCCAACTCCGTCATTTTGGATTTAGTTTGATTACACTCTTTACAAGATATTCTCCAGTTTGAAGGACAATCCAATCCACCACGACTTATTGGCATTGCATGATCTATAGTTTTATCTGTCCATTTTTTAATTGTCTTCCCACAAAATTGGCACACGTTATTTCTATACTTCTTAAAAGCTATCTTTTCTAAACTTAATTCCTTTTTATTTTCTGTATTTAAATCTATATTGTTATAAACTAAATTCCCTCTCATTTTTTACTCTCTCCCTTTTATACTCATTTTAATTTTTTAATTTTATACTTATTTACTTCTTTACTTTCTAAACTTTAGTAACTCATAAAAGATGTATTTTATTCTATATTTTTTAACATTTTTCTTTAGTAACCGATCTGTTTAAGGCATTCTTAGTTATACAATAAAGGGAAGGTTTTATCTTAGAGGGACTTTCCTTCCCATATAGTGTGGCACACCTTAACCACAACTGTGTCACACTAATTTTTTCATTTCCGTTCATTGATTTCTCATTGATTTTTTGTAAGATTCCTTTTAACTTAAATTTTCAAATTTGTTTTTATTTACCTTACAACTATATAATATCAAAAAGGTGTACACTTGTCAACACTATTTTATAAAAATTCTTCACTTTTTTTCACTTTTATTTTGAAGGTGCATATGATATAATAAAGGTGTACATTTAAGGAGGAGTTTTAATGGCAATAAAAGACACTAAAACTAGATTTATGGTTACAACACTAAAGAAAAATAAGGAAAAGCTTGATTATCTTTGTGAGAAGGAAAAGAGAACAACTTCTTCGCAAATAGAAATGATATTAGAAGATTATTTTGAAAGAAACAATATTAAGCTTCCAGATGAAGAATAAAATTTTAAGGGTTAGTTAATTCTAGCCCTTATTTTTTATGCAATAAAAAAGAGAGTTTTTATAACTCTCTTTTATTTATATTTATTATAAGGTAATTTAGTAATAAAGCTTGAGTAGCCTCCAGAATAATAAATTAAGTTTAAACTATGGAATTTTTTCATATCTCTAAGATCTTCATACTCAAAATCATCAAGTTTAGATTTAAAATGATTAAAGTCATCCTCTAAACAACCTCTTAACAGCATATATGAACTATTGCTGGCTTCTAAAGTATCAAATATGTTTTCTAATTGTCTGATATATTGGGTGCTAAAAATAAACTTACATGCAAATTTACGACTTTGAGGTAATATATATTCTAATGATTTTAAACATGTTGGAGCTTGAAATACTTCATCAACTAAAACATTAACTCTATTAGGCTTTTCAACCTTCATACCTCTTAATTGACTTGCTAACCATATTTTACTTATCCAATATGTTATTAATATATTTTTAGCCATTTTTGTTGGAAAATCTCCTTCTTTCATTTTTATTAAAAGAATCTTTCCCTCATTCATAACATCAACTAAATTTATATTATTGTCTAAAGGTTTATTATACATATATTTTAATTTAAAATCTTCTCTTAACATCCCCATTCTATCCAATATATGTTCTATCTTACTAGAATAAGTTCCAATTACTTGTGACAATACACCTTCAGCTTCTTCTTTTTTACTTACTTTTGAATATTCATTTAGTTCGTTTATAGTAGTTATTTCTTCTTCTAAATAATTTTTTAATTCATCGCTTAAACCATCAATATAAGCTAATCTTTTATCAAATCGCTCTAAACATTCAACAACATTTTTAACACTATTGTAACCTTGTACAAAAACTATATTGGCAGCAGCATTTAAAAATCTTCTCATTCTACTGCTTAATGGATCACCAACACTTACTGCATCAATCAAACTCATAATCTGCTGAGATTGTAAGTTAGCAAGTTTCATTTTTTCAAATGAACTCATTTCTTTAGTTATTCTAATTTCATTATACCCTAGACCTTGTATAGTGTCTTCACTAGCCATATCTAATTCAATAATTTTATTTTTATCCACATAGCTTTTTATTGTTTCACTAAGCTCACAGTTTTTTATAAAATCCAACACTATAACACACTCATTTGTATTACAACAATCTTTAGCATAGTTTCCCATAAAAGTAGTTTTACCTCCGCCTTGCCCTCCAATCTCTACTAATGGTAAATTGCCTATATTGTAATCATCCTCTAAATAAGCAGAGACTGTAGTTCCCTTGTAAGTAGATTCACCTAGACATTTAGCCCCCTCTCTTAATTGATTTGGTATTGGATTTTCGTTTACTTTAATATGGTTGATTCCTAATTGAGTTAGCAATAATCTACCCGGTGTTTGAATAAAATTTTGACACTCATCAGTACTTACAGTGTTTATTTCAGTTCCAATATTATAATCCTCTATATTTATAGTATTGTTATGCTTTTTATATACTAATTGATTATCTCCATCTAATACTCTATAAGCTTGTGCTGTACTTATAGCATTATTATATTCTCTAGTTTTATCATCACTTTTACTACAGATAGCTATTTGAGTATTTATAATCTGCAATTCTTTTTTCTTCTTAGTTTCTGAACTTAATTCCTTATTTGTTTCAAGAGCAGTAGCTAAAACTTCAGCAAAACTTTGCTTATTAGCTTGTCTTTTCACGCCAGAATAATCACTAATAACATTACTAATAGTATCTAAAGATTCAACTAGAATATTTAAAAACTTTTTTATTATATATCCTGCACTTTTCTTATCTCTTTCAAGTGGTTTTTTAGCTTTAAATAATTCTATGGCTTTATCATATCTAGCTTGCCATCCAAATTGAGTACAAGGTATAAAATTATACAGGACAGAAACCCTGTCCCCTTCCTGCATAATTTCTATAACACTTAGAATTTGATTTAATGGCTCATTGGTTTTCTTATCTACACTTATAGAAAGTGCATCATCTTTCTTATATGTTAATTCAAAAATAGTTGAATCTTTTGAAATCGGATTTATTGACTCTACTTCTTCTATAGTAGATTTATTCCATATTTCTCTAAGTTTTTCTATTAAAGTAGTTTTAAATACTTGTGGAATTATAAAATAAAAATTAGCATTCTTATCTACAATATCTATCATGTATGAGATTTTAAAATTAGTTTCTAACCATATTTTCTTTTGTTCTCTTCTTATACGTTCATTAAGTCCCTTATAGCTTAAAGCTATAGCTTTTGCTATGTTAATTGTATTATAGTTTCTAGTGCTTTTATGAGGTGTAATTTTAATGTATATATACTTAGGTTTAACAAGTTCAAAATACTTATCTATACTTATACTAGTATCTTTCTTCTTAAATATATTTTTAATCATTTTGATATAGCTCCAGACATTGCTTGAATAACTGCATATATGATAGTACTAAAAGTTGTCCATTTAGCTCCATTTCTAAAACCACTTACATATGCAAAGTGACCACCAACAGCAATAACTAAGCATATCCAATAACCAAAATTAGCCAAACCATGTAATACAAAACTAGTTAAACTATAAAACATAGATTCAAACATAAATTTAAAACCTCCTACCCTAACAAATCTTTTATAAGATCAAAAATCCAAGGAAGAGCATAGAATCCACCAAAAGCCATAACATGTTTTAAAATTATTCCTCCTACTTCTTTAGCTTGGTTTTGCATCAAAGAAGTTAATATTTCTTTAGCAGCCATAATAATACAGAACCAATATCCAATATTTTGGACAAGCGTTAATAACGTTCTACCTAAACTATCAATTTTACTTGTATCTACGCTAGCAGCGTAAACATTAGTTTGTACTATAAACATAGAAGCTAAGAAAAATACTATTATCATAGCCAATCTAGAATTCTTTCTACAAATTCTTTCTATAGATCTTGAAGCTTTCCTATTAAAGTAAATATCACTTAAAGTTAATTCTCCTCTATTTAATGCACAAAATTCTGGAATACTCATAGTAACAGTTTTATAACCTAATAATCTATTTAACATTATTTTTCCCTCCATAATGTATAAAGCATTTAAAAATAGGCATAATAAGAATATAATCAACAAATGTGAGGTGATTAAAATGACAACTATGTTTGCGATAGAATTAGCTCTTTTAGCTCTAAGTGCTGGAGCAAGAATAGCTGAAGTTTTGCTTTAATGTTATTTTTCAATTAATATTCTCATTAAATCAAAGAAAATAGTAACGTTTTAATATATACATGCATAGACTACTAGTGTACGTAGTAACGTAGTAGTTATCTGGCACATTTTCCACACTATTGGAAGTGTGCCTTTTATTTGTTATTTTTGTATTTCAATGATATCTATTCTAATCATTGTTATTATCATTTCTTTTTTCATATAGAATATCCAAAGATATTCTTTTCTTCAAAATATCCTTTATCATACTTCCCGGTGCTGAATATGATTTTAAACGCTCATATAATTTTAATTCTTCTATATCTCCTTTTTTGAATTCTACAGGTATTATTAACCTAACCATTTTATATCCTCCTTTAATATTTTAGATTGCATTGTAAACCAAAGAATTATAAAGATTCACATATTAAAGACTGCTTTGTTTAACACTAATATCTAATTTAATCATTTATTTCTTTGATTTCTTTGCTATCTACTATATACTATGTGTACGCTATAAAATTGTTACTATTTTTTAGAATAAAAAGAAAAATAAGGATATAAAACTTATAATCGCTAAATATATACTTTATATAATTTTAAATTTATTATCTTATTTCGGGTTGAATTGCATAAATATCAAAATATTTTCTATAATAATTAAATACTTTATAATTGATTTTCTCACCAAAAGTATAATAAACTTGAACAATTTCCCTAAAAAGATTACTTATAGTTGCTTTTCTCCATGTTCCTTTGGCAAGCTTATTATTAAAATTCTTTATACCTTCTCTAACATTCTTATTGCTCATTAAAGTCAGCATCTCTTTTATAGCTTTACTACTATTAACATCTATATATTTTCTTGCAAGTCTAACATTTTGATGATTATCTACATTATTTTCTTTAATTTCTTCTACTGTTTTAATATCTATTATTTCTGTCTTTTTAGCTCCTATAAGATGTTTTAATTTAGTATAGATATTATGATTGCCTATCTGAGCCTTCTTCTTTTCTATGCTAATATAACGTAGTTCAGACAAATGCTTTATGGCTCTCTTAACTGTACTCAAAGAGATATTTAAATTCTCGCTTATAGTTTCTAAGGAAGGATAAGCACACTTTTTATTTTCGTTATAAAGACTTAAAAGATATGTGTATATTCTAAATTCATTTGCATTTATATTTTTATCTGTTATCAAGCTCATATCTAATTTTAAAAATTGAATTTTCATGTACTTATCTCCTTTCTTGTTGTTATGTAGTTATGTTGTTATCTTTATTATACCAAATTAATTTATGTTGTCAACAACATAACAACAAAAAAATAAATAAAAAAAGAAAGGCTTTTATTTATTGCCTTCCTTTTCTAAAACCATTCTTAATCCTTCTTCAATCAAGTCGTTTATTTTACACTCTTTTTCTAATGCTAAAAGTTTAATTTTTTTCATTAAATCACTATCTATAGTTGTATTAATCGCTTTTCTAGTACCCAT